TGAAATGGTCGATCGGTTCGTCAAGGCGTTCTCGCCCATCGGCCGGGTGGTCAACGTCCCCTGGCTCGACAAGCGGTGCAACACTACCTCTTTGCTGTGAAGGCAATGCCTCTGGTAGAGTGCTGCTTGAGGAGCACTCAGGTGTGAGAAAGAGGCAAGCCGTCGGTCCGCAGTTGTTCGTCCCCGAGCCGACCAAGGTAGTCCTGGTCGATCTCAACTTTGCGATCTACAACCCGCGCCGCATCACCAAAGAGGAGCTAGCCAACCTCAAGCAGTCGCTACTCGACCACGGGGCTGTCCTCAATCTCGTGGTCCAGCTAAAAGCTGACGACGGTACTCCCCTCGTGCTCATCGGTGGCCACCAAAGGGTGAGGGCGATCCGAGAGCTTGAGAAGGAGGGCAAGGCTCGGGTGCCTGAGCACGTGTGGGCAGTCATCCTCGATGTCAGAGACGCCGAGGCGAAGAAGCTCAACATCGCGCTCAACAACATCGAGGCCAGCTTCGACGACTACTTGCTCGGCCAGGTGCTCGCTACGATCCGGGATGGCCTGACCGATTCGGACGTTGCTGGCATGGGGTTCACGATGCCTGCTGTTGACGATCTCATTGCCGGCTCACTCAGCAATGACGACCACGACAACAGCGATGCCAGCCCGCTCCCCCAGGTCCCGACGCTTTCGATTTCGTTCGAGACCGCCGATGATCGTGATGCTGCCAAGTCAGTGCTCAAGCGCCTTGCTGCTTCGGGGGTGGCACCGGGCAAAGCAACCAAGCTGGCCCTCGAACAGTATGAGAAGGAAGGGGCGCCTGGATCCAAGCGCAGGCGCCGCCCGGCAGCCGCGTGAGTCAGCAACCTGACGGCGGGCTTGGGTCCCCGCTCGACGCCTACGACCCTGAGACGTTGCGCCTCGCAAGCGAGCAGCTCCTCCTCGACGCGCATGAGGCGAGGCTTGACCCGAAGAAGTTCTTCTCGTTCGTGATGCGGGCCGAGACGGGGGATCGCCTGCCGCTCGTCGCGTTGCCCCACCAGCGACTCCACTTCGACTTCATGATGGCGCACAAGCGGTGCTTGTGCATCATGCCGGTCGGCACCAGCAAGACGTTGGATACCGTCGCCATGACCTTGTGGCTGCTCGGCAGCGACGTTACGGCTCGAGGTGCAGTGATCAGTGGGGCCCAGGGTCAAGCGATCAAGGTGGTATCGGCCGTCAGCGACTACATCACGGAGTCGGAGTTGTCGGCCGGGGTCAACCTCGTGTTTCCGAAGCTCCGACCATCTCAGCGGCCGAAGGATCCGTGGACCCAGATCGCCATTACGATCGATAGGCCGGCTGGCATCCGCGATCCTTCGCTTGTCGCGGTCGGCATCGGCGGTGCCCTCCCCGGAGCCCGCTTGTCGTGGGTTGTGGTTGACGACATTCTCGACCAGGAGAACACGACTACGAATGAGGCAATGGAGAAGACGTTCGACTTCCTCGAGTCGACCGTCTTTCCCCGGCTCGATCCCGACGGCCGCTGCGTGGTGACCAACACCCCGTGGGCTGCAGCCGACATCACCCAGCGGTTGCAGGAGGCCCCCTACAACTGGCCGACGATGATCATGGACGTCGAGGGGAACGTCGAGTTCAAGAACGTCGACTCGTCGTGGGACTCCCCAGAGCTTAGGCCTAGCACCAAGCAGAAGGGTGACGTCTGCCGCTTGGTTGAGCACGACCCCGACCCCGAGGAGAAGATCCCACTCTGGCCCGAGAAGTACTCTCGTGAAGTCATTGATGAGAAGCGCAATACCACGCTGCCCCACCGCTACAACCAGCTCTACATGTGCAAGGTCAGGGACAACGCGAAGGCCCGCTGCAAGCAAGAGTGGATCGACAAGTGCCTGCGAAACGGTAGGGGCCTGTCGCTTGTGCTCGAGTACAAGGGTAGCAACTTGGTGGTAACTGGGGTCGATCTCGCGTTCTCCGAGCAAGCCGGCAGCGGCAAGACCGCGTTCGTCACCGTCGAGATTCTCCCCAATAGTCAGCGCGTCCTTCTCGACATTGAGAGCGGCCAATGGGACTCACCTACCGTCCTCAAGATGCTCATTGCCAAGCAAGCTGCGTTTGGTTCGATGGTGCTGGTCGAGAACAATGGTGCTCAGCAGGCTGTGCTTCAGTTCGCCAGAGCCGTGAATGTTAGTCTCCCGGTGAGGGGTCACACCACGGGCCGCAACAAGGCTAACCCAGTGTTCGGCGTCGAGTCGTTGTTTGCCGAGCTGATGAACGGGGCATGGACCTTTCCGTGCGACCACAACCTGCAGCCGTCCAAGTCGGTCAAGACTCTCATCGCTGGGTTGCTCAGCTACGAGCCGCCTCCCAAGCACACGCCCGATGAAGTCATGGCGATGTGGTTCGCTCGTGAGATGGCTCGCAAGCTGGGCAACGGTCAGAGCGGGACGGTCGGTCAGGCGATCGGCCGTTCCATCATGGAGCGATAGTCGCGCTGATCCCAAACGCTGTGTTAGGCTCGGGGGCATGTTCACCCGAATCCTAGCCCTGTTGTTCGTCTTCGTGTTCGTCCCCTCCTGTGCCGCGTTCGCTTCGGTCTTCAGCCAAGTGATCAGCGCGGTGGTCGACGCCATCCCGATCGTGGAGCAGATCGCCCAATGGGCCGATCGCCACTTCGCCGCTGCCCCAGACTCGGCAGCTCAAGCATCGCTCGACGCCAAGCTCAACCGATACCGTTCCTGCCTCACGGGTGTCGAACGCGCGGTCAACACCTACGGTGAGGGTCTCGAGCTCGACGCTGCGAAGGCGGACTGCACCAAAGCCTGGGCTGATCTCTCGAGCTCGCTCACCGGCTTGAAGGGCGTCAAGAACATGCCGAAGGTAGGGCAGCCCGGCTCCGTGTCAGTGGTGGACGAGAAGACCGGCGAAGCGCTGGTTGTGCCCGAGCCCACCGCGGGAGCGTGGCAGTGAGAGCGCTCGGCTGGCGTCGGGACAAGTTTGATCCGAGGGATGCCAAGTACTCCTTTGGGCAGAAGTTGCGATCAGCCATCCCTTCTGCTCCCGCCACCTTCTCGCTCAAGGACCGAGTTGCTCGCGTCCTCGATCAGGGCAATCTCGGAAGCTGCGTTGGCTGCGGTACCATGCAGGCAGTTCGTATTGCTCACGTAGGCATGCTGCTATCGTCGCTCGGCAACATCGTCTCGGCTCTCGCTGCCTCGAAGCTCGGCTCAGTGCTTTGGGCGTACTACTTTGGTCGAGCCGCTGAGCACATGACCGGCTTGGACTCGGGTTGCCAAATCCGCAACTGCATCACCGGCCTGGTGAAGCTCGGGCTGCCGATTGAAGAGGTGTGGCCCTATTCTGATTCGACCGTCCCTGGTGCATCGTTCCAGCGCTGGCCGGGCAAGGATGTGTTCGATGCCGCGTTCGACCAGATCGGTGGCTACCATCGGATTGACTCGAACGGCTCGCAGCGAGAAGAAGACGTGCGGCTTGCCATCAGCTCAGGCCGTGCAGTGATCGCTGGGTGGGATGTGAGCGAGCAGTTCTGCAGCGAAGATCCCGGTACCGATCTCGTCGACGTGTTGCAATCGAGCGATCGGATCGCTGGTGGTCACTGCATGATCTTCACCGGCTACTCGCCCAACGAGGTTGAGCTCTGCAACAGTTGGGGCAAGGCCTGGGGCATGAGTGGCTTCTTCCGTGGCACCTGGAACTGGGTCGACACAGCCGAGGACATTTGGATGGTAGATGTCGCCCCCCTGTTCATCGAAGAGAAGGAGGCCGCATGAAACGCACCCTAGCGCTCCTGTTCGTGGTTGCCGGTTGCCAGGGTTGCCCCGGACCTGGCCCCACGCCGTCTCCTGGCCCCGTGACGACGACTTTGACCGTACCCGTGGGTAAGGGCACCTGTGCCTCGGCATGCGCCAGGATGGCCTCCTTGGGGTGCCCCGCGGCTAGCCCGACTGGAGGGCACACTTGCGAAGAGGTGTGCCTCAACGTCGAGAAGAGCGGGTTGGCAACGTGGGGGGTGGCCTGTGTCACTTCGGCCACGAGCTGTGTCGCTGCCGATGCTTGCGGGGGGCCGCTGTGAACGAGACCGCTCCCTACGTCGAGCGCACCGACCGTCTGAACTACATCACCGAGCGGCAGAGTGATGCCAGCGATCTCGATCCCGAGCAGCTGGCATCGCTCAACCTGCAAGGCCCGCTTGGGACGGTCGGTGGACTCGAGGTTTACGTGGTCGACGGGGATGCGCTTCGCCTCATCGACCAGAGCTTCACCGAGGATGCCAATGGAGGCCGCTATGGCTACTGCCCGAACGGGCAGCTTTGGGTTGAGCAGAATCAGCTCGTGGATCTCGCGGACACCTCGGCAATCTTGTTGCATGGTGCAGTCGAGCACCTGGAGATGCGGGACGCAGGGGCGAGCTACGATCAGGGGCATGCTGCGGGGCAGGACCATGAGCGAGCGTTGCGGCTCGCGTTGCAAACTGGTGAACAAGCAGCGCCGACAACTATCGAAGAAGCGATCGCGGTAGCCAACGATTGGGCAACCAAGAGCGGCCACTACACGCCCGAAAGTGTAAAGTCGACTTTACCTCGAGAGCCCGAAGAGCAAGCCGCTGGTGGTAGCATTGGGGACTGGGCACAGCGCACACTCGAGGGGTAGGGTAGGGCCCATGGCTGGCAAAGTTCTACCGGGTTCGGGGATCGGTCAGTGGGCTGCCAAGACGTTGGGCGAGGACGACGGTGGTCAAGACGGTAAGCAAGGCGGCAAGGATGACAAGGACGAGAACCCGGTAGGTGCAGATGCCATCACGCTGGAAGATCTACTTCAGCGTCCCGATCTACCGCCCGAAGTTCGTGAGTGGCTTGAGGAGTACGCGCAGCGTGGGCCCGAGTGGGCGGTAGCTCACAACCCCCCGAGCTGGGTAGCCGACAAGGACAGTTGGGAGAAGGCCAAGCGGGCGGCCGAGCATGTGACGGGTGATCCGACCAACTATGCGTTCGTGGTTTGGTGGTATTTGGACCACACGGGCAGCGCTCAGAAGTAGGATGGCCCGATGGAGCTGGGGTTTCATTCGAGGCTGTTTCCTGAAAGCAAGTTCGAGAGGAGCGCGGCAATGCAAAGGCAGCACAGTGTCTTGGAGGCGGTGGTGAGAACTCCCGACGAGGAGCGAGCTCGTTACGAGAAGTGGCTCGAGGAGCGGAAGAAGCGGGGCTTCATCGATGCCCCTACAGGCCCGAACCGCAGGCAACGCCGAGCCAGGATGTCGGCCTACGGTACCGCCACCCCTGAGAAGCCCTGCCCATGCGGTAGCGGCTTGACGTTCGGGGCATGCCACCTCAAGGCTGGTTGGGAAGCCTACAAGGCAGGACAGATCATGTTGCCTGAGCCTGGTATCGTCCTATCCGAGGACGCAAGGCGAGAGGCTCGCAATCGGCGCAAGGCAGCACGCCGAGTCGGGAGGCCATCGTGATCGCTCAACGGATCGTGGTGTACGACCCGCAGGAGACCGGGGACTATCCCGACGGTCAGTTGCTTGATGAGCGAGATCCGAGGCGAGCTACAAGGAGGGAGCAGCTCGTCGCCCTTCCGATCTCGCCCGAGCTGCTCGACAAGTGCGGGTGCTCGGGGTGGGTCAAGCGGAGCTTTGGTGACGGGTTCCGGCATGGAATGGCCCCGAGGTTTGGTTGCTCGGTCGTGCTCTATGCAGTGGCCGGTTATCCGGTCATCACGTGGGCAGCAAAACTGAGTGCTGGGGCAGGCGTTCTTATCGCAGGCTACCTCAAGTTGGCCGGCGAGTCGGGCAAGCCCTGTTCAGCGTCAGGCGGATTGATATCGACTGGCCAGCTCGTGCAGTTGGCGGACGTCGACTTTGGGCCCAACGCTGAGGCGATCATCAGTGGTCGATGCGAGGCAGTGCTTGCGAATGATGGCTACCTTGCTCTTGCACTCTACGGTGCTCTTGAAGGCGCCGTGGTGGAGTGGCTGGCTGTCACGCAGTCGCGCTGATCTTTCGCGGGTCGTTTCTGGGTGATAGGGTCGGGCTATCTCAGCTTGACCCAACCCGGAGGAATGCTCGTGGCAATCTGGTACCTCATCAACACCACCAACGTAGGGACCAACCGCATCGTCGCCGGTACGCGCATCGATGATGCTCAAGAAGACGCGGCGAGCCTCCGGGCAGCAGGTGGCTTGCTCGTGTCGTCAAGCTACGCCACGGTTGTCGCTGCCGCCGCGATCGCACAGTCGATGAGGGCACGCGGAGATGACCAGGAGAAGATCGACGCGGTGATGTCGGCGAGCCTCGAGAGCCAACAGGAGCTCGAGATCCTGACGCCAGTTGCCGACTCGACTGCGCTTGCTGCCATTCCCGTCGCTGGTAGGGCCGACGGTTCGACCTGCACCAAGCTCGACGATAGCACCTCGTGGATCTTCGCCGCTGGTAGTTCCGAGGCAGCTTCGAGCACCTGTATCGTTCCGGCTGCTGGCACTGGTCGCTGGGTCTACAATGGCCCCCGGTGGGGAGTTCCGATGCAAAACCGCCTGCGGTTGCTCGGCGCTCCCGGCGCAGCCGTTGCTGGCGACACGGTGGTCATCGCTGGGGTCACGTTCGAGTTTCGAGCGGTGACTCCTCCGGCTGGTGGCACGGCTGGCCGCATCTGGGTTTACAACGGCGCAACCTCAGCCACTTCTCGAGCTGCTCTCATCAAGGCCATCAACGGCACGGTGGATGCTGCAAACGTCACCTACAATGGGGTGACCCCTCCCAACTTTAAGGCGTTCGCTGGCGTGACCACTGGTGACATCCAGATCGTCTCGTCCGCAACTCCTGGCGGTGCTGCCGTCCCGAGCGCAACTGCCTCGGCATGCAGTGAGACGCTGACCACGGCTGCGGATATTTGGGACAATGCGACCTGTCGGTCAGGTGTGCTCCCGACCCCTCCCCACATGGAGGCTGCAACCGCCTCACTTGGCGCTGCCGATATCGCCAAAGGAACGATCGAGATTCAGTTCACCTTCGCTCCTCGCTGCGTCTACCTTTGGAACCGCAACCGAGCTCAGAACGAGGCTTACGTCATCACCGGCAACGCGGTGAGCCTCACGCTTGCAGGTGGCGGCAGTCCGAACAACCAAGCGGCCGACGTCATCGACGTGCTGGCGTTCAGCTAGCCGTAAGGAACTTCCCAAAAAAAGAAGCCGTCCAGGTCCTCGTGGCTTGGGCGGCTTCGCCATGTTCGGCGTGCGTGATAGGCTCGCTGCCATGACTGCTCCGCACCCGTACTTCTCAGGGGGCCTGACCCGTCCGGCGATCGCGGCTGCAACCATTGCAGCCTTGAGGGCTTGCGAGTCGCCCTTGTTCGTTGAGGCCATGTTGGCGCGCGTCTCGGGGGTTGGCCTCTTCGAGTGGAGCCCTACGAACGGGGTCGCTGATGATGGGGTCAGCATCATCTGTCCGACCGACATCCCGGCATTCAGGCTTGGTCGGTGGCTCTTGTTTTCGTACACAACCGGACTGCTTGTTGGCCAGATCACCAACGGCGAGGTTGCTGCGACCGGAGCAACCGCCGGGAAGATCTTCACGTCGGGATTGCCCACGGCGGGAGGTGCCTGGCTCAACGATCTCAACGTGCAGCCTGGAGCAATCTCAGCCGCCTTCACCAACCCAACGTGGGATACGGGCTCGGGCACGTTCTCGTGGGGCACGACGTTGGTTCAGTTCAAAACTGGGCTCGTGGATCCGAAGATCACGATGGCCCGAGCCGCCAACGATACCGCCGCTCCGGTGCTTTGGTTGCAAGGCGCACAGGCTGGCGTTGTGGTTGCGGTCAATGGCAAAACGTCCGGCACCGTGCAAGTCATCGGCGGCCCCGGTCCTGATAGCGCAGGCGGGAACAAGGCTGGCAATGGTGGTGCAGTTGGTATCTATGGAGGGCCCGCAGGTGTTGGTGTCGGTGCGCTCGGAGCGAATGGGGCAAGTGTCTATTGCTCGGGTGGAGCCGGATCAGGAGCCGGATCTCATGGCAAGGTGTCGATCGCAATCCTTGCCACTGGTGGTTATCACACGTCGCTGGTTGAGATCGGCAACACGACCGACAACCCGCCGTTCACGTTCAATGGCTCGGGTGCCTGGACGTTTCCGAATAACCCCACCTTCAACTTCGGAACGAACAACATCACGCACGGCTCGGCAGTTTGGTCCACGCAGATCAATCGACTGAGCGTCAATGTTCTCAAGCTCACGGCCGACGTCGACCAGCTCGAAATCGGGCATAAGGCCGCGACCACAATGCTCGGTCAGGTGGCCGAATCGGCAGTTGGGTTTAGCGGCATTGCAGGAACCTCACAGACCTCGCGCGTGCGATTGATGGGCGTAGGCACCAATGGTGGTAAAGTCGAGTTGACACTCGACGGTAATGCTCCTGGGGCAGCTAATCGCTGCGTCATTCAAGTAGGCAAAGCGTGCAAGTTTGCTCTATCGGCCGAAGCGACCTGCATCAGTGGTTCGGATGTGGGCAAGCATGCTGGCTGGACCATGCACGGATCTGTCTCCAATGGGGGCAGCATCAACCTCGACTATGCTCCGTTCAACCTGACCTCAGCGGGCACGTTCTCGGCAATTGCCTATACCCCCGAAGGAGCATCGGGGGGTGACGCGGGAATGCTAGCAATGCTGCTTTCTCCGTCGACTGATCTTGCCAATAGCTGTTTCGTGCTCGACTTCACTGGTAAGCCTGACGCGGCATTTCCGGTGTCGAGTAATGGTTGGCTCGTGGTAGCCACGGTCGAGTTCACCGAAGCGATGAACCCGCCCCTCTCCTAGCCGCTTCTTGTGCGTGGATGAGCCATCCCCTAGAGTGAGGACATGATTGCTCAACTCCTCGCCTACCTGCGTGACCCGGCCACCCTAGTTGCTCTGACGTTCTTGATGGTCGCTACCCTCCGCAAGCACTGGCCCGCAAGCTGGTTCAAGATCGACGGCTTACTTCCCGTGCTGCTCTGCTCGGTCGTCTCGGGCATCGTGCTCGCACTCGGCGGTGCTCTGCTGTCGCAGACGTTCTTGGTCGGCTGGCTGCCAGCGCTTGAGACGGGTGCTGCATGTGGTGTGCTCGCGTTCGCCGGGGCCAATGGGTGGCAGTGGGCGATCTCAAAGCTACCGCTCCCTATCCAACAGATCGCATCTGCCTTGCTCGAGGCCATGGTTACCATGCTGAAACAGCGAGCCGATGCCGAGACTGATGCGCTCAAGGTCATCGCCGATGCGAGGGCTGCCAAACAAGCGGTTGCAACGGTGCCTGACGGAATTAGGCAGTGAGCAGGCGGTCTGACCCACCGCCACCACGAACAGAGGACGACACGGCATGGGGTCGAGGTGTTCTCGTGATGGTGATCGTGGTCCTGATCACGTGCTTGGTTGCTCACTTCTGCGTGACTTGCAGTAAGCAGTTTGACCGACGACCGTACCTGACACCCGAACAAGACCGAGGTGCGTGATGCCAGGCGATCTCGATTCATTGGAACAAGAGCTAGCCTCGAAGATCAACCAAGACCGAACGGTCGAGCTGCTCCTGAGATCGTTCCTCTCGAGCGAGAAGGCCCATAGGACTCAGCAAGCCGAGGAGAACAGGGCGATCAATCATTCCCTGTCCAACATCGGCAAAGAGATCACCGACGCCAACACCAAGCTCATCGGCCTCGACATCAAGATGTCACAGCAGAACCGGGACCTCATCACACTCGAGAAGCGGGTTGAAAAGGTCGAGGGAGGGGTCGACGAGGTGAGCGAGGAGACGGGGCGTCACGAGCTGAGCGCGTTGCAAGAGGAGCTGAATCGACAACGCGAGGTGATCAAGCTCCAGCAGGAGTCGCGTCAGCACTGGGTCAGGTGGGTCGTCGGGATTGCAGGGCTGATTTTCGTCGCGTTCCTCGGGGCGTGGTTTGGCTACTTCTTCAAGAGTCATGAGGTGGTCATCCCGAAGTCGACAGCGGATCAGAAGGCGCCATGAGCTGGCGTCGATCGGTGGGGGGATTGCTCCGCTCGCTCGCTACCTGGCTTGATCCAGTTGAGCTTGAGCAGCTCGATGATGAGTCAACCCCAGCTCAAGATCCAATCACTGCCGAAGCCCGGGCGATGATGGTCAGTAGCCCACCTCGGAGACGAGTGGTCGAGCTCGAGCCCGAAGCTCCGCTTGAGGGAAGTGTCGCTGCCAGGTATCGTGCGCTCAAGAGGTGACAGCTTGAACGCTATCTCGACTGGTGGCCCCGAAGGCCAGGTGATGGGCATGGCAGGCGGGACCGTCGTAGCCTCCTCATTCGGTGCTGAGCAAACAACGATGGGGGCGAGCGCGTTCAGCGCCCAAGACTTCATCATGAGCGACCGGGTGGTCATGCTCGGCAGGCGGGCAAGTTACTTCCGGGGAACCCAGCATGACTGGAAGATGTACGACTTTGACGGCCGTGCGATCCTTCCCGGCCCGAGCCTTCAGCAGCCACTCATCAGCGCCGAGCAGAACAGCTACTTCATCCCCCTTCGCCAGCGTCGGCCGCCTGTCCCCTACCGGCTTGCTCGAGTTATCGTCAACACTTTTACTGCGCTCATGTTTGGTCGGGGTCGCTGGCCCACCATCCGAGTGCATGGTGATCCCAAGACCGAGAAGTTTGCGCGTGGTTGCGAGAAGGCAGCCAAGCTGCGCCGGGTGATGGTCAGGGCTCGTTCTCTTGGGGGCTCGAGCGGCTCGGTCGGGCTAAGCTGGAAGTACGTTGACGGGCTACCCCGCGTCAACGTCCACAACGCCAAGCACCTCTACGTCCATGAGTGGAAAGACGTTGAGTCGTTCGTTCCCGGACATGTGAGCGAGGTCTACACGTTTTCGCGCGACTGCTTCGATCCCGAGAGCCGCAAGGTGAAGGCCAAGTGGTTCTGGTATCGACGCGACTGGACGCTCAACAGCGACGTCGCGTTCAAGGAGGTTCCGTTCGAGGCAGGTGTCGATCCGCAATGGGTTGTGGACGAGGAGATCACACTCGTCCACAACGACGGCTTTGCTCACTTCGTTTGGATCCAGAATGTGCCCGAAGAGGATAACTCGAGCATCGACGGCCAGCCCGACTACGCTGAGCTTTACGAGTCACTCGACTCGCTTGACTTGCTCAAGAGCGTGGTAGTCAGAGGCACAACTCTAAACCTTGACCCGACCCTAGTCTTGAAACTCGACCCGGAGATCGTGAGTCGCGTTGGGCTTAAAAAGGGGAGCGACAATGCGATCGTGGTCGGCACCGATGGCGATGCTCACTACCTCGAGCTGACGGGCTCAAGCGTCGAAGCGGGGAGCAAGCTGCTCAAGCTCCTGCGCGATGCCATCCTTGAGAGTGCTCAGTGTGTGGTGCCCGACCCGAACCTCATCGGGGCATCAGGGACTAGCAGCGTGGCTCTCAAGGTCATCTACGAGCCATCACTCGCCAAGTGCGACATCATGCGCGAGCCCTATGGGGAGGGCATCACTCGGCTGCTGCAGCAGATGATCGACAGCGCTCGCAATCTGGGGGTCGGTATTCCGGTCGACCACGTGGTTGTCGATGAGAATGGGGAGCCTATCCTCGACGAGAACGGCAACCCGAAGGTCGAGCAGGTGATCGCTTACGTGGCGCTCCCTCCTGAAGTCATCACTGTCAAGCAGAAGGATCCCGAGTCGGATGAGGAGATTGAGGTCACCAAGCAAGTCGACCTCGAGCCAGGCGATGGTGGCGAGATCGAGCTCATCTGGGGCGAGTACTTCAACCCGACCGCGGACGATAAGCATAAGGCTGTGTCTACGATCCAGATCGCGGTGGTTACGCGTATCATGAGCCAGCAGTCGGGCACTGAAGAAGTAGCGTCAGTCTACGGTCGCAACCCACGTGATGAGGTGGCCCGGATTGAGAAGCAGCTCGCCGATGATGACGCGAAGCGAACCGCTGAAATGTTCCCTGGTGTTGGTGGTGAGATCCCCGACACTCAGAAGATGCCCAGCGTTCGTCAGTTCAACGAGGGCGAGAAGGGTGACGACAAGGGTGATGCTCAAACGGGAGTTGCTCCAGGCACGCTGATGGCAGCCGGTGCTCAGCCGGGCTCGAAGGATCCGATCGAAGCTGGTGTTGACGCGGCCAAGCTGGCGGTGAAAGTGAATGAGTGGCGCCGCAGCCGTGGGCTCGACAAGCTCACTATGCCCGACGGCACTACCCCTGATCCCGATGGTGAGCTTGTCTTCACCGAGTTCGAGGCCAAGCGTGTTGCCCAGGGTAAGGCTGCCGGCGAGCTAGTAGGCGCTGCAGTTGGCCAGAG